AGTTTATAGTGACTGTGTTTGGCATATTAAAAAAGGGCGCGATTACTCGCACCCGTAAATACTAACTTATTAATATTAAGTTGGTCTAAACTAATAATAGTCTTATTTTTCATAGTTTTCAACTACTCAGGAACTTCAGTCGGAGCATTGGGATTAGCCTCTTCTGCCATTTGTTCCTGATTCCTATTTATATCTTCAATACGTTTAGAGATTTCAGGCAATCTAGATGACGCATCGATAGAGATTTCATTAGGTGAATAATTAACTTGTTGGATTTGAATTACATCAGCTGCCGCCGAGGACAGAGTTTGGTCCCAAACATCTTCATCCCAGATAAACACATCCCAGAGAGAAACTCCTTTTACTCCAGTTTTCATATTACGTATTTTCATGGTTTGACCTGGTTTGACTGATTCGATATCGTATCCAAGTCTTGAATTTTTACCGTTATTATCAACTACATTTATATTGGTACGAATTTCGGGGGCATTTTTGGAATTTAGAATCCTATTTGCCATTATGTCAGCTGTAGAGGTTTTCGTCACACGTCCGTCATTCAATTTGATAGCGTGGATTCCATAAGTTGAGATTGAGGCTGAGTTAGTATAGACACGATACATATTTACCCCTGCCGTTTCAGCACCAGTGAAATAAACTGTATTGACAATATCTTCTTCTCTTCTTGTCGTGGACAGAGAGGTTATGTTTTTACCGATAACAAAATTATGATTTTCTGAAGTCAAATCGGACTTTGCCATATAAATATTTTTATCGGCATCAATTCTCCAATACCAATTTTCAGGCGTAAGTTCAATAATTTTATCGATAGCCTCTTTGACTGTATAAGTATTAAATATATATGAGACAACTGTTTCGCTTACCTCGATACTATCTCCAACAGCTTTTGGTGAGGAGTTACTTGAATATTGAGGAGTCAAAACTGCAACTCCGTTTTTACCTTTAAGTGAATAGTCTAATATAGTATCTCCAGCTGTAGCGTAACCACTCTTTTTCTCGTCAAATCTATAATAAAAGAGTAGGTCTATATCAGTATCGTCGTAAGTTCCAGCAAAATGATTAGTTGCATCAGTTTGAGTCAACAATTTGTTATACATTCTAAACTCATCTATTCTTCCCAATAATCTATAATTTGTATCATGCCTCCATCCTGAAATAGCAAAATCTGAAGTGACATATTTTTGATTAGTTGTTCCTGTTTTTTGAGTTAGAGTCTGAAGTGTACCATCAACATAAAGCTTGGATTGCTTTGCATCTCCATTATAAAAACATCCAATTATATGGTGCCAATTGTTAGCCATACCAGATGTAGTAGTAATACCCCAAAGGTCAGATGCTCCAGTATTAAATCCAAAACTAGAACCAGAAAAATATAAGCCATAACCTGGAGTACCGCCAAATCCACACGGCATTTTACCGTATGTTCCGTTCCATCTCATCCAAAAATCAACTGAGACATAGGTTCCGCTAGTAGTTGTTACTGGCAAAGAACTGACATGAACGGCGTTAGTACCATCAAATAGTAAAGAAGTTCCGTTTGAATAGGAAATATCACATCCATCGGCTTGAGCGTAGAGAATTACATCTTTTAACATAGTGGACGGGTCATAAGAGTTCATTGTCAAAGTTGTATTTCCACTAGAATCTCGAAGCATTAGTCTGGCTAATTGAGCCGCTTTACTCAAAAGAGTGATTTCTAGATATTCATCTACATCAACTACTGGTTTATAAGCTGAGATATAACCCGAATAAATCAAAACTCCGTTGAGATTGTCTCCATCATAGCAGTAAACTTCTACCTCATTATTCAGGGCGACATCGACTCCTTCGCCAAAATCATCAAATGTTCTTGGAAGTTTAATTTGCATTTCTCCTGGAGTTCCATTAATAGTCATACTAAAAGACGGTTCTGATAAGACATCTTCTCCCCATGTTTTGATAAAATTCCCATCTACATCATAGACCTTATAAATGTAAGTCTTGGTAAAAGGATTATTTCGGATATTAGCAATGGTATAATTTGTGAAATCGTAAGTGTTTAGGATGTTTCCGATAGTATCGTTTTGCTCAAAATATCCATTTAAGATATCAGCAATGACATCATTTTGATTAGACGAAATGGCCAATATATTGGCTTGAGTATCGTTTTGAGAGATGGCTTCTGAAATTGAGGCAAGAGTAGAATTTTCGCTTGAAGTAGTGATTTGAATATTAGCTTGGGTATCGTTTTGTTCTGTAAAAGTTTGAGTGATTAATTCTAGATAAGCCACCGTTCTGTAGGCAGGTTCGTTACTGACAGTTGATGGTGTAGAGGTAGAATTATTATATGTAGATGTTTGTGCACCGACAGTTACAGAATGAGTGTGAGAGCAAGGTGAAACTCCTTCACTTCCATTTCCGCATTGATAGCAAGAATCTGCTCCATCAGTAGAACCGCTATGCGTATGAGTTCCGCTTGCGGTGTGAGTATGAGAAACTCCCGTGTGAGTGTGAGTGTTCGCTCCACCAGTGCCACCATTTTCAGTTAAATCATTTCCACATTTCGCATATTTGTCTCTTAAGTCTAAAGTTCCCTTGGTTCCATCACAAAGAACCCAACCTGCTGGTAAGGAGGCAGTTGAACCCAGCCACATACCAACTATATGAGGAATCACGCCTCCAGAAGAATATTGAATTAAGCCTAATTTTTTATAAGCAATTTCTACTGTATCTCCTGACCCTGCATCTGTTTTGGTATATGAAGTTAGGGAGCCATCATTTGAAGCAAGTGAAACAGTGTGTAAATGAGACCAATAAGCAACACTTATCGTACCACCATATTGTCTAAGTCCAGAATCTGTATTTCTTAACCCAGTTTTACCACTATGGGTATGACCTGTTACCGTGTGAGTGTGGGAAATCGTGTGTTGATGAGAAGTTCCTCCACCTGTTCCACCAGCATCTCCACCAGTTGCCGCACCTTTTAAATATTTGTTTTTAATTGCAGGTGTAAAAGCCCATCCAGCAGGGTCTGATGACCCATTATAATGAGTTACTATTCCAGAAACTAAATTTGCACCGTCTAAGTTATCGGGTTTAATAAAAATTATTTCATAATAAGGAGGTTCTTGATTAACTGAAGTCCAATTGACTGTTGTTGATTGAAGTCCACCGCCAGATAAGTTTCCAATATCTGAATTAGCATGATTATGTCCTGAAATAACGTGTATATCGTTGTTCGCATGAGGAGTATCTCCCACAGCACCATAACTACAAGTGTGAGAGTGAGCGACTATTGAGTGAGTATGCCCACCATCACTATGAGAGTGGGTATTTGACCCACCAATTGAATTAGGATTTTCTGTTCCCCATGCTTTAGGATATTTTCCATCCAAAGAAGTTTCTCTAGTCCAACCGCTAGGAATTGTCGCGTTAGTACCCGCCCACATTAAAATCAGCCCAGAAGGAATTTCCATTAAAAGTAGTTAAACTTATAAATATCTTGCATCATATTGGATTGAGAGAGTTCCTCCTACATTATTATTAAAAGTTATTGTTCCCGAAAAAGAACCAGGTTCCCACTTAAAGAATGTTCCGCTTGGGTCACTTTCACTTGTTCCTTCCAATATTGATAAGCTATTAAAATCAAAAGTTACCGATGAACCATAAGCCAAGAAACTAGCATTATAAAAGGAAACCGTTTCGCCTGAATCATTATTGGTGAGAGTGATTCCGCTTGTGGTGGTAGTTCCTGTTCCTGCTGGTGGGTAGTAAGTGATTTGGGGTAATGAAAATACTGTTCCAGAGATAGTAGTTAAAATAGGCATAGAAAGCGTGCCACTAGTGACCGTTAAACTAACGGAATAATTATTTCCGATAAAGAATGGGTCTGGACACAAAAACTCTAATTCCAGTGGTACGCAACTTTGATTATAGTGAGCGTCACCTATTCCCATAGACGAGGCCACGGCTTCGATTCTTCGATTATTATCTAGGGTTAAAATTCCATCACTTTTAGAAATAACATTTAGATTGAGAGAGTCAATTTGGTCTTGTAGACCAGCTGGAGTATCAGCGACGATATATCCTGACATAGTAATTTTTTTAGACGCGTAAGTATCTGACAAAAGTTTAACTCCATTTCTACGAGTAATTTTTGCCGTATCCAAAACTCTTTCAGCTAGATTTCGGTAAACAACTTCTGAAATAATAATATTGTCTGTTTGTAGGTCAAAACTATCAAAAGTAATCATAAATCAAATATCCCACTGTAGGTGGTTGTTAAATTAGTAACCTTTTCGATATCTCTGTCAATCATTCGTGCCCCAGCAAGTTGTCCTGAGAGTAAGGTCACAAAATCACTTACCGTTTCGCATAACTGATATGGAATTAGTATTTTTTGTTCGGTTGTACCTGAGACAAGAGTAATAAGGAATTTATCCACGTCATTAAAATCATATTCGTCCGCTCTCATTTTGATAACTTCGGTAACTTGAATCTGCGTCATGAGTAGACTCCATATCTGGCAAGTTCATTTTGTCTGCCTAAAATTTTAATAACTCTATCGGCTAATTGTCTGACTCTATCTTCAGAGTCCATATTTACATTTCCATAGAAATTAACAGTAAAACCACCTGAAGCACTGTAAGGATTTACATCAACACCATTTCTTGGAACGACTCTTTCACCACCATGAGCTTGAATTGTTACAGGTTCACCTTGAGCACCAGGAATAATTCCACCATGAGCAAAAGAACCACCTCCACTACGGTTATTCCCTCCTCCACTTCCAGCTTTATCCTTCAACCCAATCATTTCTTTGAATTTATCTATAGCTCTATTTACCCAATCAATTATTCCCTGAATTCTACTTACAATGGCATTTTTAATTCCTTCCCAGATATTTCCAGCAGCATCTTTTATAGATTCCCAAACAGCAATAATAATACCTTTAATCCATTCCCATTTTTCAGATAGCCATGTAGAAATTGCGGTAACTATTCCAGAAACAGTCGTATAAATTGCAGTCCAGACTATTAATGCCGCAGTTGATATGTTATTCCAAATATTGGTTAAAAATGTCCAAATTGCATTCCAAACATTTTCTATCCACATTTTTGCATTATTTATCCAAGTAAGAATAGTATTTACTATCATTCCCCAAATTATCTGTGCGTTTAGGGCAATAGTATTCCACCACAGACTCAAGGCTGTTGTTATATTTGTCCAAATGGTTGTCAAGAACAAAACAAGGTTCGTCCATATAGTTACAAAGAAATCGATTATTGCAATCCAAATACCTCTCCAAAATTCTACAAATGTTGACCACAAAGCCCTTAGGTTGGCAACAATAGTATCCCAATTTTTCCATACTAAAAAGGCAACGACAGCAATCGCACCTATTGCAACCATCAACAATCCCAATGGTGAAATTAAAAACATAATACCACTCTTAATGGCAGTAAAAACTGCGACAGCTTTCAATACAATAAACTTTGCTATTAATGCAGTCAATATAGGTAGTAATGCTCCAGCGATAAAAACTACTATGCCTTGTATCAATGTCTGATGTTCTCTAAACCATTTATTTACAGCCTCAATCTTTACCCTTATCTTATCAAAGATATTCTTTATATCAGTTAAAGTTTTTGTTAAGCCACCATTTTTCTCTATCAGTTTACCTATGATTACACCTAAGACTGCAAATCCAGCACCTATCATCAACACTGGCTTCACAATTCCCCATAAGAAACCAAAGAAAACACCTCCTAAAAATGCCGCTAATCCATACAAAGCTTCTTTATGTTTAAGAATGCTACCAAAAAAATTAGATATTTTGTCAACATTATTGGCTAAGAATTCTACTAATTGAGCCATTTTAGTTCTTATTATGTCGAACATTCCACCAACTTCTACACTTCCATCAGAAGAAATCCCCATTACTCTTTTGACAACTATTTCAAAGATGTCACCAAAATTTGACATTGCACCAGCAAATGTTTTTACTTGTCTTAAAGAAGCTCCTCCGTAAGTTTTAATCATCTGTTTTTCTAGTGCAATAGCAACCTCTTTACCGAGAACAGACTCTTGAATCATGTCTATTTCGTCCATTGTCAAATCTCTGACACCTTCAGCAGCCTTACCTGTAGCGTCTTTCATTTGTAACAACGTTTTGTCGAATCCTTTAAGTTCCAAATCTCCCTCATTTATCGCTTTAGCCAGCAATTGGTTGACCTTGACACCTTGAAGATTAAGTTCGTTTAATTCTCTTTGTCTAACTTTTGTTGAATTGAAAATCTGACCCAAATTAAGGGTAATCGAATTAAGTCTTGTTTCATCTATACCTAGTGCTGAAACTGCTTCAGAGATTGCCACAGTAGCCGTTTTTGCCTCATCAAGGCTATGTCCAAATGCAAGGAATGTCCTTGCTGATTTTTCCACTGAAGACCTCATCATTGGAGTCTTTACGGAAAAATCTTCTATCCACCTCATCAAATCAGATGCTTGCTCTGGTGATTTCAATAATGTTTCAAAAGCTACTTTCGTTTGTTCAGCGTTGGCGGCAATATCTAGTAAGTCTTTCCCCCATTTCATCGCATACTGCCCAACGACCAAAGAAGCCCATCTAAAATTCTCTATATTTTGCTTCATGGCAGAACCAATCTTTCCAAAAGTATTTTGAAAAACGCTTCCAACAGCTTTTATTCCCGTACCTTGAGCCATCTTATTTATAGATGACATTACACCTTGCAATCCCTGCTCTACTTGAGCCGCTCCATTTAAAACTAGTTGTATTCCAACTTGATAGTCCATTATTTTCTTCCAGATGGCATTTTGGATTTCATTTTTTCAGATTCCTGTTTTTCCTTCTGGCTTTCTTGATTCATAATTATTAATACTTGGTCTATAAACCAAGCGGGTTGAGATTCATAGGTGTAGTAATCCCACCCAAATTCTTTACATATGACATATCTGGTATAAGCTTCAGAGGGTACAGGTTTTCCGTAGAGAATCTGTATTACCTCTTTTATTAGTTTTTTCTTTCTTCTTGTCCTAGATTTGATTTATTAAAAATCGCTGTCGTAAATTCATAAATCATGTTTCCATCTTCAAAAGGAAGGTTATACAACCAATCCTTTGAAAAAGAACCACTAGAACCATCAGGAGAAATTACTTCTTTCACTAATAGCTCCGCCGCTTTATCTTGCATTTCGAAAAATGCTTGTGGATTTATATTCTCCATCTTAGCGGTTTCAGAGTTGAAACTACCACTGTTTAGCAAAACAGATTGTAATGACCTCATTTGTCCAATTGACAAAGTATCGGCAATTTTAACCGTATAGCCAGTGACTGGCAGTTTAAGCTCTTTTAACGGAGCTACTAGCGTATTTATTTCGTTCATTTTTTTATTTAATTAATTAATAATTTAATTTATTTAGTAAACTGTTCCTTTGTCGTTTTTGACTTGGACATCGACTAAGCGGCATCCAGCATCGACAAAATCTTCAGCTACGAATTCGGCCTTAACTACAAAGAAATCATCTAGTCCTGTAGAAATTTCACCTTCGCTTAGTCTGAACTTTGGAATTCTGATTTTTACTTCTTCATTGGCATTGCCAGTGAATTTCAAAACCATAGCTCTTTTGGTTAGATTATAGTAAGCATTCTTATCAGTTTCATTTTCAAAGAATACGGTATAAGAGCCAGTGACTCTTAGTCCTTTATTCTTGATAAGAGAAACATCGTTAGTTCCACTTCTATAAATCATTTCAAGATTATTTGCGATAGTTAATTCTGTTTCGTTGATTGCAGTAGCAGTACCTGCTTCAGCAGTAGCTAATGTAGAGCCGAAATAAACATTCATGTCTTTGAAAGAAAGAACTGTTCCTGATGTTGTTACTGGAGTAAATGCTCCACTAGCAGCAGTTGGGAACTGAGCCATAAATGATGCAGTCACTTCAGCTAATCCGTCAGAAACGGACATCTTTAATTCATCAACCGCACAGTTTACATATTGTTCAGTATCAGTATCTCTTCCATAGACTAGTGTTGCTGTCTTAGGAGTATTTCCTGAGACAGATGTATAAAAAGTGTGGATGTTTGGTGTACCTGTGGCTAACTGCTCGTTTCCGAGAGCTAGTTTCCACAAATAACCAGAATTCATCACATCTAAATCTATTTTGACATCTCCCTCTGACCATTTCTTTCCAACTACAGAACTAGTGTCCATAATTCTAGAAGTCTTAGCAGAAGTTACTTCGATTGGTTCATGATGACCTCTCATTGATACCTCTGTGAAAGGTAAGTAGACGTCAGGTGTTTTAGCGACTCCTGGGCTGGATTCAATGCCAAGTCCCAAAAACCCAAGTCGACCAATAATGATTGACATATTTTTCACCTCCTTGGTGATTTAATTTTTAACGTGAACTTGTTAGTTCAATTGCATCTATATTAATTTGTAGTAAGCGACAGTCGTGTTCTCTATCCAAATAACTGGCATCATAACCGACTGGCATGACATATTTACATGTTCCTGAAAGGGTAGTATCCATATCAAAGGCAGTATAAACTTCGTCGATTATATTATTCACTATGTCTTCAGCAGTTTCTGGACCTTGTCCAATTTTACTTCGCTCTTGATATATTCTAACCCTAAAGGTGTGGGTTCGTAAATTATGATAATTAGAGCGAAATTCTGAGGTTCCCTTGTCCAAAGTCAAGGTGGCAAATGGATAATTACCGTTTGGATTGCTAGTCTCCCAATCATAAGCCGCCTTTAAAGTGCTCATTTGATTGAGCTTTTGGAGTATTTTGGTTCTTAAATTTTGTACACTCATCTTACAACTTGAGATAATAAATTTCTAACATTATTTAGAAAAAGATATTTTGACTCATCGGCGACAGCCTTTACAAAATAACTAGGAGGACGAATTGCCTTACCCGTTCTTTTAAGCCAACGAGCAAAAAGAAAAGAATCTTTTTTTGTTCCACCTATTCGACGCTGTAAATCATCTATGTTCACATATCCCATTGGTCCACCTCCAGACTCAACCGCTTGACCATATTGATGACCTGCTTGTCTTGTTCCAATATATCGAGAGTCTCTAGACGATTTCTGAATAATAAAACTACTCTTCAAATTTCCCTTAAACATAGGAGCGGTTGCAACTAAATCTCCCTTAATCTGCATTGCTGTTGTGTCTAATATTTGATAGACACTTGTCCCCATAGCAGTTTTAATCCTGCTCAAGGCAGCTTCCAGCGCAGGAGTGCCTGTGATTCTAACATCATAGGTTAGACTCATGTGACATCCTCCTCTTCAAATTCAACTAAAGTATATTCAAAGTGGGGAATTAAATCAGTTTCGTTCCATGCTTCAATTCCTTTGACTCTAAAATATCTTCCAGTAGATGGAACATAAATTTTGTCTCCAGAGAGAATTCCAGAAACAGAAGTGAAAGCGATATAAGTTTGACCGAATACTCCATCAGCAATAGCGATATCTTCGGGTGATGCGCATTGGATGTTGCAAGAAATTCCCGAAAGACTCGTCATTTGATACGACTCTTTGTGAGAATTATTTACGTCTTTTTGAAGGCGGAGTACATTGAGAGTTTGGTCGAGAATCATTTTTTATATCCACCTTGTCGCCATCCTATAACCTTGTAAAATGCTAAAAGCATCATTGACGAAAGATGAACCTTTAGTTGCTCTATCAAAAAATGATTTAGTGATACGTCCTTGTGTCAGTGATTGGAGACCTTCCTTGTTCGTATACCTCATGGCACTATCAGCCGCTAAATTTTCAACTGCTAATTTAACATCTTCGGGGATAACCGAGTATCCAGCTCTGTAAGTTATTCTTGTGAAATTTGTTGAGTATTTAACTGAGTAAAAATCAGTGGCGGAAAAACTTGAACTGTAAGCTAATTGGCTTCCTGGAAAGAAAATGTAATCTTTACTTGATGGAACATTGTATCTAGGATTTCCATTAGTGTCGGTTAAAGATAAATTAATTGTACTTAGTCCCTGGACAATAGCAAGTGACGTAATTGTATCGATGGGTAGCTTACGAGGAAATACTAGTAAATTACCATCAGCGTCGACCTTAGTGTCAATCATCTCGTCTGTGATGACTTCCATCCACATCCCTGAGGCAGTTGTATACCCCATATAACTATTTGCCCTTGCTTCAGCTCCATCTATCCAACTTTGAATCGTAGAGTCCAAAACAGTAGCAGGAAATGTTGTTTGTAAAAAACCTTCTAGGTCTGATTTTGTTATATAGTTTAGCATAATTTTAAAAACATGACTCTGGTTCTTCCAAGGTCATATTCTCAATCTCACCCCCTGCCCGTATGAGCAGGGGGATTAAATTCAAATTTGGCCTAATTATGCTCCGACACAAAATTTATACTGATATATCTCGCTGATAAGTTTCAAAGCAAGAGCTTCTAGAATGAAGCTAGTGTATGAGAAAGTTGTGGAAGGAACATCAACTCGAGACATTGGGATTAATTCTTCCATTTCAATCCAAGATTCACCAGCTGGAGATTTCTCTGTTAAGAGCAATCCACCTAGACCGACGTATCTTGAAGCTTCAACGTCCATGACGGAACCTGTGACAGGGTTGATTATCTTAGACAATTTCATACCACCAGTAACTCCAGTCATTTCACCTTGTGTGATAACCGTTCTCATGATTGAGTTCGATTTTTCAAGGTCATTGGCTAAAGCTTGGAGCTGTCTTGCGGAAGCGACTAAAACTGTTGGGTCTGCACCTACACCGTAAAGTGTTCGTGCCCAATCACCAATACCAGAAGCAGTGATGAATGTGACTAAACCAGAGTTAGTGGTAATTAACTTATTAAGACCTGAGAACTCACTTGTGCGAGTAGCAGCATCTCCGTCAATTATCATTTTTTCTTCACCTAAAATAACTTCGTACATCTTTACTTTTTCACGAGAATCTTGCATGTTGGGTTCACCTGCTCTGCCATTTGAGGCAGCTAAGGCTAATCCACCGACTTCTAGTTTGCGACCCAAAAGCTTATATGTAGCGTATGTAGCGCTATAAGTTTGAGTTGTTTCGCCAGGAGCGGCAGCATCTGCGAAAGCGATAGATGTATTTGTACCTGTTAGACCAGTATCTAAGTTAGATGTCATCATCTTCCATTCAGCAGCTTGTCCAAAACCTTTGGTTCTTGGCAATCTGTTGCGTAAGGGAGCATCAGTTGGTACTAAAAATTTAATTTTTTCGTCCAAATTTTCTGGAGCAAAAATAGACCTGGTTGCTGGAGAGAATGTATATGTACTATTCGTCTCTGCGGATTTTGCGATTAAGTCCTTAATTTCATTAAGGGCTTGGTCAATATCGTTCATTTGTTTTCACCTCCTATAAAGTGAATAAATTATTAATACTACGTTAGTAGTTATTTAGATAGTTCTCTCTTTTTTTCAATTAAGCTAAAGGCTTCATCTACCAAATTTTGTTTTTGGTATTTTTGAGGGTCAGATTTACGAATTTGTTGGATTTCAGATAATCGGTCTTCGATTTTCTGTAGTTCACTTTCTTCGGTCTGTTCCTCACTGATGAAGTTCTTACTGAGAACTACTTTTGAAGGAGCTGGCAAATCTTCCAACTTCTTGATGCGGTCTTGAAGTTTTTCGATTGTTTCTAAAAGTTTTGCAGACTCTCCTGAAGACTTATCTTGAGATTTTTCCACTTCAGAATCGACCTTGTCGATTTTTTCAGCTTCAACTTTCTCCTCTTCCTTAGGAGTTTCCACGATTTCAGACGCCCCTTCAGCAGGGACTGAAACTTTAGCTAAAGACTCGAGTACCTTTTCCATCTTGACATCTAATGCCTTGACAGTTCTTAGGATACTTTTAATCTTTTTGCTGGTTTTTGATTTTTTCTTACCACAAGCTTTTTGAGTTTCCTCAATTTTTTCCTCAGTTTTTTCGACGGTTTCAGATGATTCTTCGTCTGTTTTTTCTTCAACCTTCTCTTCAACTGTTTCGACAGGAACTTCAGTTGTCTCTACAACTTCCTCTGTTTCTTCTACCTTTTCAGATGATTTTTCATCTGTTTTTTCCTCAGTTTTTTCCTCAACTACTGGGGTTTCTTTAACTTCGACTGTTTTGTCTTTTTTCTCGACCTCTTCAGCCTTTTCCTCAGTAACAGCTTTGGCAATTGCCTCTTCTTGTTCTTTTTCTTTATTTAGTTTGTCTTTTATTTTTGTGACTTTCATTTTAAATTTCACCTCCTATAAAATAATTATTAAAGGTTGTATAAAACCAAAAAACCACGACTCGTGAAAGCCGTGGTGTTATCTTTCGATGGAATTACACCTACCTATTGTAAGGATAGATATATGTATCCAATTATGTCAATAGGGCAAATATTGATTTATTTTTGAGGATTTTCCTTGGGTAATTCGCTAATTATATAATCCAGTCCAAACTCCCAAGTCTGATGATTTGTTGGAGCAAAGGATGGTCTAGCGACAATAGCATACCCCATTTTCTTGGAAAGTTCCAAGTAAGCGGTTTGGAAATCTTGTGCTGTATATTTAACTTCTACTGTTTCTGTTTTTTTATCGTCCATATATTTTATAAACTATTAATTTCTTCTAAGATAAATTCTTTATCTCTTTTTTGGTTAGTCAAGTCTTGGATTTGGTTTTCCAAATTAGCTATATCGGCTTCTATCTCACTTTGAGTATATTCACCGACAAGTTGTTTGACCATTACCTTTTTATCGGCAGTTGAGGTCATTTCAACTTCTTTATAAACTTCAAACCTAACTGGACTAATGTCCTCTGCTGATTGTGCTTTTGCTGTTATTATCATATTTTATTTTAACATATAACTTATTAAACCGCACTTGCACTAACTGTTCCGTCATTAGCGACCGTTATCTTATACCTTGTTCCGTCTGGACTTTTTAATATAATACCTTCGCCTGCTACGGTGGTTTCAAGTTTTCCTGCTTTAACTTCTGCTTGACTATCTTGACCGCATAAGATTTGAGTTACCGAAGCATTACCTATGACTACTTGATTACTTGCTGTAGTATAAGCACCATATCCAATGGCACACGAATTGACAGCATCTACTTTTTGAGAAGCGTGGTAGCCAGCGTCAGTTCCGAAAAATGAATTAGTTGCTCCAGTGGTTATACTTCTACCAGCGTTATAACCATTAGCAGTGTTGGAGTTACCTGTGGTGTTGGAGTAGAGAGAAGCATATCCATTAGCAGTGTTGTAGTTTCCTGTGGTGTTGGAGTAGAGAGAAGCATATCCATTAGCAGTGTTGTTGATACCTGTGGTGTTGGAGTAGAGGGAAGAAACCCCATTAGCAGTGTTGTTGTCACCTGTGGTGTTGGAGCGGAGGGATTGATACCCATTAGCTGTGTTGTAGCTACCTGTGGTGTTGGAGCGGAGGGAAGCATACCCATTAGCTGTGTTGTAGATACCTGTGGTGTTGGAGTAGAGAGAACGATACCCATTAGCAGTGTTGTAGTTACCACGAGTATTTGAATATAACGCTTGATACCCTGTTGCGGTGTTCTCTGTTGCACTTGCTAATACTGGTGTTAAAACTGCACTTGTTCCCCCTGCTTGTGGAGTTACTACGGGAGCTGAATTATAGCCTGAACCATTATTTGTAATTGTAATTCCATTGATTATTCCGTCACCATCTACGGTATAAGTTCCAGCCAGTCCTGAACCGCCTGTGCCTGTGTTATCAACAATTAAATCACCTGCGGTATAACCTGTTCCACCGTTAGTGATTGTAATTGAACTGACTGCGGTTGTTCCTGAATAACCTGCTTGATAACCAAAGTAAGAATTGTTTGTGCCTTTGACATTAAACTTACCTGCTTGATAGCCGACTGCGACAAGTCCTGTGCCTGTGATGTTTAGGTTTAATGATTCATAACCAATAGCAACTAAATTTGAAACTGTAGTTATGTATCGTAAAGATGCTCCACCTAAAGCGACATTATAACTACCAGTTGTTACGCTTTGTAGAGCTGTCCACCCAGTAGCTGTATTAAAAGAACCTGTTGTTAAATTTAATAAATTTGAACGACCAAGACCAACATTATAACTTGCTTCTGAACCAGTCCCAGCCATTGTAAAATTTCCAGCTTGATATCCCAAGAACAAATTACTATCTGCCACTACTGGACTATAAGCGTGGAAGTATCTATTCCCACCTATATTTATCGTTCCAGCACCTAAAGCGTCAGTTGTGTTGAGATTGATAGAACCATTTTTTGTAAATGATATTCTGTTTACTGACTGCCATTGTAAATCTAAAATGTTTCCAGTAGAGGAGGCGTTGGCGTTGTTGATGGTGGCGGTAGTGTAAGCATCGGCGAGATTTCTACTTATAGCGTATCCCCAATTTGCTGAACCTAATACAAACAAACCTCTATTTACAGATGTTGTATTTTGTATATTATTACCATCATCTACATATATAACTCCCCCTACTCTTAAATTACTTGCTAATGTTAAAGCTCCCCCACTTGTTAATTCCATCGGATACGTATACGTCCCCCCATTTCTTGAATAACCAAACTTTAATGTTGAACTTGGTGTAGTCCCTGATGTAGGGAGGTTTTCTATTATCCAGTCAGAGGTTTCAGAAGAACCAGCACCTGTGGTGTTCCAGACTTTGGCTGAATATTGTGTTCGTGGAGACATTTGGACGGGGACACCTGCGGTTGCTGTGGTTGTATTATTCACCAATAAACCAAGAGTTGAAGTCGTTGTGATATTTCTTCTTCTTCCTTCTACATAACTATCAGAAGCAACTAAACTTCCAAACAAAGTTATACCATTGTAATTAAGGTATGCTTTCATTGTTTCTACGCTTGGGGTAGCATCGGTTGAAACATAAAAGTCAATTCTTGACGGTATTCTTGTAGAACCAACTGTTCCAGCAGAAATGAATCTGATTGACGCACTTCTGATATAATTTGTTCCGTCGTGTCCATAGCCGACTATTTCACCGAGATAATCACCTGATGTGATGACAGTTGGAGAGGCGTATGTGCCACGAGATTTATAGAAAGATAGATTTTTAATGAGAGCGTCGTCGGAGTTGGAGTAGATATTGTGGTCGTTGAAAGTATATAGTTTGTCAGTAGATGTTGTGGGATACAGATATCCGCCTGAATTTCTTTGCCAAACTTCAGTTGAGCCTAGAGTTGCCCAAGTTGTTCCATTCCAAGCGATTTCATCTCCTACAAGAAAAGATAACCCAGTATTTGTTTTAGTAGCATCGTTATCAGTTACATTAGTTGCGATTTGATACATCCAACCTTCTTGGACAGCGGCTGGAGTAGGGAAATCAGCTGGTAGATTAATTGTTCCTTTAAAAGTTAAAGGCTTTGGTAGCGCATCGATATAGGTCTTAACCGCCTTTTGAGATGGGATTAGTTTGTCCGAATTGGCTACGAGTCCAGTATCGGTATCTACTTTGTGAGAAATAGATGCCCCTACTTGGTCAGTTAATTTCAAAGTTAATATTTGTTTTTTAGCCATATTAGATTACTGTAGCTATACTAACGAGGTTTTCACCAATATCATATCCTAGTGTCATAGTGGCAACGGTTGAGCCACTTACACCGCCTGATTTAAAGGTTATTGTGCTTAGATTTCCATTTACGTCATATGCTAGTGCTTGGTAGTCATTGGCTGGGATTCCATTTTCAGCAGTATCCACCATGAGAGCACCTGAATTGTTTAATTTAGCATAACCCTTTGTTCCATCAGGATTGATGAATGGGACTACAGAGCCACCACCTCCGCCGATAGACATTCCTTTTCCAGCAAGAGCATTTATGAACTCTTTTCCGTTCGTGAGTCTTACTGGGATGTATTTAGTAGGGTCAGCCTTCGGAGAGGCAGTTTGACCTTCAGCCCATGGGAACTCAGAGACCTTAATTGTTTCGGTAGGATTGGTGATTTTAACTTCTTGAAGTTTAGGGAAATTTTCAATCTTGAATGTTTCTGGTAGATTAGAAATCTTAGTGTCGAGTATTTTGGGTAGATTAGTCAGCGCCACTTCTCCTATTACTTTTTGGGTATCGGGGAATGAGACATCAACTTTACCTGTTATTTTTTGTGTTTCAGGAAATTGAACTTCTACTTTACCTTCGACTTTTTGAGTTTCAGGAAACTTAATTTCACTTAAATTTCCAACTTTAATTGGTTGAGTTATTTCTTCTAAGGTAACTTTTTGGAATTCAGGGAAGACAATTTCTTTGGTCTCGACTACCACTGTTTCTTTTTCGGCTAATTTTTCAAGTGAATTAATGAGAGATAATTCTCTTTCGTTTTTAGACTTGGTAATTAATTTTTTTCTTTTAGCCAAAAATTCCTCTCGTTCTTTGGCGAGAATTTCAAGTCGAGTTTTAGCGATAACTTCTTGTATTCTTTCGTCGTAATTATCCATAATTTTATAAGAACTTTTCCAATTGAGGGAAAGTCTCTATCGCTTTTTCTAATGAATAACGATTTAATTTAATATCGGCTTTGACGATATCGGCTAACTCTTTATTTAATTTTTCCACAGACAAAGCGGTTTCGTCTAGTTCTAATTTTTCTAGAGTGACATAATCTTCATTATCTTTTTTGGCGATAAATTGACCATTTAGTATTTCACCATAAAATTCGTAGTTATCAGCACTTTTATGATAGAGAGCTTTTTCTAGAGTAAAGATTTTGATATAGCCATTCTTACGCTTATTGACCTGAGCCACCATTGCTGGTTCTTCAGCTGTTTGCATCCATGAAGTAGAATTTTCTTCTTTTAAAAACAAATGGCCAGAACTTATTTTTGTCAGGTCATTGGTGGGAAATAGGCTATATGAGTCATACGAGGTTGAAAGCTCGTTGACATTTTGCTTCTCTAGACGGATATCGTAATGAAAGTTTTTTGGTTTTTCTTTGACTAGTTCCTCAAAACTTTTTTCAATATCGGCTTTTGTCAGCTTATCGAATCTTGTTTGTAAAACATAATTAAGTTTCATTATTTTATAACTAAATTTT